TCAAGGATTCCGTTCATCAGTTATTAAAAGACCAGATTGTTCTTCTTGGCCTTAGCGATCATTACACTGTTTTTGATACAGAAATCAGGGCAAAAAACGGGACGAGATTTTTCTTTTCCGGATTGTCAACCCAAACGGTTGAGTCTATCAAGAGCTTTGAAGGTGTAGATTATTGCTGGATCGAAGAAGGGCAGAATATTTCCAAACGCTCATTAGAGATTCTGAGACCTACGATCCGGGTTGAAGATTCTGAAATCTGGATTTCGATGAATCCGGAGCTTGAAACTGACCCGGCATATGATATTTTCATCAAAAACCAGCCGGCCAACTGTATTGCAGTGAAAATGAATTACAATGATAACCCGTGGTTCAATGATTTGCTGGAGCAGGAACGGCTCGATTGTCTGAAGTTCTACCCGGATGATTATCCGAATATCTGGGAGGGCGAGCTTAAACCAGCCGTTACCGGAGCTATCTATTTCAAGGAAATTCAGCAATCACAACAACAGAATCGAGTCTGCAGGGTTCCGTATGATCCTATGTTGAAAGTGCATCTTGTTTTCGATCTGGGTTGGAATGACGCTATGGCTATCAGCCTCGTACAACGCCATATTTCAGAAATTAGAGTGATTGAGTATATCGAAGATTCTCATCGAACATTAGATGATTACAGCGCAGAGTTGCGAGAGAAACGGCTGAATTGGGGTCGGGTGTGGTTGCCCCACGATGGATATGCCGGATGTGCCAAAACCGGGAAAACAGTGGCTGATATCATGCGAAAACTCGGATGGGATGTCCCCAAGCGCGATGAAATTACACAGCTATCTGTCCAGGATGGAATCAAAGTGTCAAGGATGACATTCAGTCGTGTGTATTTCGATGAGACTAAGGCCGCCAGGCTGGTTGAGTGCCTCAAACGATATAGGCGTAAAATCAACAAACAGACGCAAGAAGCTGGGGATCCGCTGCACGACGAGTTTAGTCACGGAGCCGATAATTTTCGATACATCTGCCTCAATGCAGACAAAATGTTGAACGAGGAACTCAAACAAAAACGCAGAAGAACGCCGCTATATCAGCCTCTTGACGCAGTTGTGGGATATTAAATGGAAGAAGCAACAGAAAATACAGAGAATACAGAGTTGATAGATAGAATTATTAGGGCTGAAGCCCTGGCCAACTCTCTCTTGTCGAAACGCGACGAGGCTATAGAATATCGAGCGTCATGCGGAATCGAGCGGCAGTGGCATGAAGACGAGCAGATGAGCGAGGGTATAGACCTCGACGATATCGCTATGTCTGTCACTGATTACGCAGCCAGCGGATACACATCAGTGAAAACAGAGAGTGATCGCAGGTCAAAAGTTGTTATTAATGTTCTGCCTGCGAAATGTGAAACAGCCGAGGGTAGATTTTCCGATATAATTCTACCTACCGAGGATAGAAACTGGAGCCTTGAAGTCACTCCGGTTCCCAGGTTGGTCGATAGTATATCCGATGAAACACCAGCAACAATCAAGGGAGCCCCGGTCACAAATCCCGACAAATCCAGGGCGACAATGGGTGATCTTGCCCGCCGTGATCTCGAAACAGCACGTCAGAGAATGCTGAAAATGGAGCAGGAGGTTGATGACCAGCTGGTGGAGTGTGATTTTAACGGGCAGTGCCGGGACTCAATCAGGAATGCTATTAAAATAGGGACAGGTATCCTCAAGGGCCCGTCTGTTGCGAAGAGAATCCAAAAGACCTGGCAAAAACAAGAAGATAGCTCCGGGTCAGTGCATGTCATATCCAGCGTTGAAGCGTTAGAACCTGAAACAATATCAGTTTCTCCATGGGATGTATTCCCCGCCCCGGGTTGTGGCGAAGACGTTCAGCGAACAGCTTATATCTGGGAACGCTCATCCGCACTGCCGAGAGAAGTCAGGGAACTAATTGGAGTACCAGGTTATTTGGAAGAACAAATCTATCGAGTCCTTGAAGAAGATCCAGTTAGAACTCGGGTGGCAAGCGGCACGAAAGATGGTTACCGGAAAGAAACTGATCATGTATCGAGGGGACAGGCATACGAGAGGTGGGAGTATCACGGAGATGTAGACAGGGATGATCTCGAAGCGCTCGGGTGCGATTGTTCTCACGCGAACACAGAATCATTATCAGCCTGTGTAGTTTTCATTAATGATCGTCCAGTCAAAGTTCTACTGAATGTCCTCGATACTGGCGACCTGCCGTATGATTTTTTTTGTTGGTCTCAGCGTTCCGGTATGCCGTGGGGTTATGGCGTCATGCGTTCCGGTATGTGGGTACAGCGTGTAATAACCGCCGCCTGGCGAGCAATGATGGATAATGCAGGGGATAGTTCAGGGGCGAACATTGTTCTATCGGATGGCATTGAACCTGCGGACGGCGTGCATGAGGTTACAGGGAAAAAAATCTGGTACGCAGACGCAGACGTAGAAGATGTCAGAAAGGCCTTGTTCCAGTTCCAAATCGCTAATACACAGGAAGCTCTTCAGGCCATCATTGAGCTATCACTGCGGTTCCTTGACATGGTTACCGGTCTGCCCATGATTTTTCAAGGAGAGAAGGCAGAAGCCCCTGAAACGCTCGGGGCGACTAATATAATGGTTGATTCCAGCAACGTGGCTCTGCGGGGTCGGGTGAAAATTTGGAATGACAGAATGATCAAGCCGCATTTAACTCGCTATTATCATTGGAACATGCAGTACAATGAACGCGAAGACATCAAGGGCGATTATAATGTTAAGCCCACCGGCGTGGCCGCTCTTATAGAACGTGATCAACGAGCGCAAATGATAGTTCAGATTATGCAGATGAAGCAAGATCCGGATTTCGCAAGGAAGATCGATTGGGACAAGACCACTGATTTGATGCTGAAATCACTCAAACTTGATATCGGGAAGTCTGAGGACGATCTTAAACAAGACGCAGCGAGGCAGAAACAACGTCAAGAGAAGCAAGGGCCACAACAAGACCCACGGGTTTCAGGGCAGCTCCAGGTCGCAAAGATTAGAACGGACGGAGACCTCAAGAAAGAAGAGATCCGGCAACAGTCAGATATGGAAGAACTCAAATTCAAAGCCAAGGAATCAGCATTAGAGAGGCAGCACGCCTCAGCTATGAAGCAGGCGGACTTGCAAATCAAAATGATGGAGTATAGCGAAAAAAGAAATCTCAGCCTGGACAAGATCAAAGCGGACCTTGCCAGGGAAGCTGCAAAAATTAATCTACAGAGGGAGTTATCGGCGTCTGATGGAATCGCAGAGCAAGTTGTTACTCCGGTTTCGGAACCGCCACAACGCGCCCCTGCAGGAAAGGCATTTCAGCAATGAAAAAAGTTATGAAGTTCGAGTCTGGAAAGCATTACTTTGGTCCCAATAACAAATATGCTCATGTTATTGCAGAACTCAAAACTGAACAATTCGGAGATATTCTCGTTGTGGAAATGGCACAGAATGGACGGCACGACATTACGTTCATTCGTACCGTTAACGCAGCTGACAACACCGATCGATGGTCCGAGATAAGCAAAAAAGACTGGGACGAGGCGATTGTCTGCGGTTCTGTCCTTGGGGAATTCGATGTGGCTATTGGGGAATTCGATGTGGTTTAGGTCGAAAAAGAAAACCCATGAAGGCCACGCGATTATTGAGGCCACGCTTCCCGATATTCAATCGGATCGACCAGCCATTAACACAGCGTCTCCAACATGGAAATATGTTGAGGGGCGAGTCAATGAAGAATTACAAAAGGCAAGGGAATCAAATGATAAACTTTCATTAACAGAAATCAAGACGGCATCCGTCCGGGGAAGGATTAAGCTACTAAAAGAAATTTTAGATTGGGACCAGCCCAGACGGGAACGCATTCTGTTTAACGAATAACATTAAGCGCCGGAGACGTCGCTAAATAAACCCGCCAGAAATGCCGGGGGAAGGGAACACGATGGAAACAGAAGTCACAGAAGTAACAGAAAGCACAGAGGCTACAGAGGCCGCGATGAGGGATGAGGTTGTCGCTGAGATTTACGGGACTGATCTGCCGGAAACGCCTGATCTCCGTGAACCCATCGAAACACCGGAAGTCGTTGACGAGCCTTCTGAGCCCATGGCAGATGATCTATACGCCGGGATGAGTCCAGCCGTGAAGAGATCAATCGAAGTCATGGAAGAAAAGATGAAGGAGATGGGCACGCTCGGGGATCGGTTGAAACAAGCCGAACGGCGCATTGGTTCCTTGACAAATGAACTGTCTGCAGCCAAGGCCAAACCGAAAGTTGAAACACCTCCGGTAGAAAATGGGGAAGGGGACGAGTGGAATGATCTGAAAGAGGATTATCCCGAAATGGCAACCGCGATTGAAAAGCGCCTCAAATCGGCACTTGCTGGGCAAGCTACCCCTGTTTCACAGGAAGCGCTCCAGGCTGAAATCGGTGGCGTAAAACAAGGCATAGGCAGGCAAATCGAAGAATTGAAATTGACAGCTAAGTATCCTGATTATAGTACCATTATAACCGGAGACGATTATAAATCCTGGCTGAAGACCCAGCCTCCCCACGTCCAAAATATGGCAACCAAAAGCGAAAAAGCTCAAGACGCCATTGCCGTCCTGGATTCTTTCCAGGCGAAAAAACCAAAAAATACATCAACTGAAATTACACAATCACGCCGGAAACGCCTCGAAACGTCCCAAGCGCAACGAAGCGGAACCCGCATAAAGCCTACAAAAGCTGATGACGCAATGACCAACGAGGAATGGCGTGATCAGCTTGCGAAGGATTGGGACAGACTTTAGTCTGAACCGAGGAGAACGAAACCATGACTATACAGAAATATTCAGATACCGCATCCCGAAATATCATCAGGGCAGAGATGAAAATGCTCAAACATGCTGAGGGGATACAGGTTCTGACAAAATTCGGCTCTACCAAGGAACAGCCGAAAAGAAAAACAGACACTCTTGTGTTTAGACGGGTTAAGCCGTTTAACGCTACAGCCGCCGAAATCCCTGACGTAACTGTTTCTGATTTCATTGCAACTGAGGGCATGACACCGACCCCTCATGGAATCGATTACACAGACGTTTCAACAACATTGCAGCACTATGTCTTGCTGTTTTCCCTGTCTTCCAAATCTGAGCTGACATACGAAGATGATATTCCCGCCGACATGATCAAGTTGACAGGGGAAACCCTCGGAGAGGTTGCGGAGCTTATCTGTTATGGGCAGGTGAAAGCCGGGACAAGCGTTGTTTACGCGAATGGAACCACACGGGTGGGACTTGGAACGTCCGTATCCCTTGCAAGACTGCGCCAGTGCGCCAGAACGCTGGAATCCAACCGGGCAAAACGAGTCACGTCAATGGTTGCTGCTGGTCCGAATTTCGGAACCGCTCCTGTTGAGCCTTCTTATATCGTGTTTCTCCACACTGACATGGAAGCCGATGTCAGAGACCTTCCCGGGTTTACCAAGCGTGTTGAGTACGGATCGGCCATCAAGCCTGTTCATGAGCGTGAAATCGGAGCTTGCGAGAGTTTCAGGTTTGTCACAAGCCCCCTCTTTGTCCCCTTCCTGGCCGGTGGAGCAGTTGTTGGCACGACCGGGATGGTTGCCGCAGACAGTACCAATGTGGACGTATATCCGCTCACTGTAATCGCGGAAGACGCCTGGGGTACTGTGTCGCTGAAAGGTAATGGTCACACCGGCATTAATCCGACCTATCTTCCCGCGACCACAAAGACTCACGGTAACCCGTCCGGCATGTTCGGATATGTTGGGGCTGATTTCTGGCTTTCCGCAGTGCGCCTCAACGAAAACTGGATGGTTCGGCTTGAAGCCTGCGCCACCGACCTTTAAGGGAGGTGAAACATGAGTGCAAGTATTAAAAAAAGGGCTCAAGCGCTGTCTAATGTAAAGGATGCAGGGCAGCATAAGTTTATGCTGGATGCGATCCTTGCAGATATCACAGAGCTGAGAACAGAACTTGCCGCTGCTATTGTTGATTATGCGGCAGGACGAGCGGAGCTGAATAAGGTCGTTACGGATATCACGGCAATCCGGACATCCCTGGTTAATACCAGGTTGGCTGCAACCAATGCGTGTTTTACTGATGCCGGCATAGCGATTGGGTCGGCGGCGGCAAAGATTAAAACTGCTGCCACAGCCACATTTGTTATCGACGGAATTTTTTATGCAAAAACGGCAACCGACGACTTCTGGGTTCTGACTGGTTTCGATTGCACCAATGCAGCTTTTAACAAATGTCTGTTGTGCATTGATGCGTCAGGGGTTATGCAAATCGCTGTTGGGACTGAGGGTGCTTCGGCTGGCGTTGTTGTCCTCCCAACGATTCCAGCGGCTTACGCTGTTGTCGGAATGGTTTTAGTTAATCCAACTGGTACGGGTGATTTTACAGGAGGCACCACTGACTTAAGTGATGGAACTGTTGTTCCGAATGCTGTTTATACTGATCTGGCATTTCATCCTGACACGTTCGCGGCTCCTGCTGCCTTGACCGCTTCTGCTGCCGGGGCCGTCACAGCTTCAGCTCCTGCTGCGTTAACATTGACCGCATAAAATTATGCCTGTCGTTAATTTAGCAGGCCACAAAGAGGTAAAATTATGTCTATGAATTTAAGTGAAGAAGTCAAAGGCGGGACGTTTTGCCTGTCCCAGGCAGGGCTCGCCGTTGGTTCCACAGCGTCAGGAGTTGCAATCGCAGCCTCCAATGGTGCCGGTGTTGATTACTGTATCGATGGAGTCCTGTATCACTTAGCAGATGCGGCTACCGTCGCCATCACAGCTGCGGCTGTTCAGGCGATTTCAACGTCCTGCTTATATCTTGTATGTCTCGATGCGTCCGGAACCCTGTCTACGGTCAAGGGAACGGCGGTTCTGACTGCGAGTATCACAGCGGAAACCGAACAATTGAAGTGGCCTGACCCCACAGCATCCACCTGTCCGATCGGTGCTGTAAGGGTTGATACTGACGACAGCACCACGTTTACAGCGGGAACCACAGAGTTCTCTGCGGCTGGCATCACGGACACTTATTACAACCTGTTCACACTCCCTGTCAAAGGGTTGACGTCATAACCTAACCAGCCTGGGGGCCGGGCTGATACGGCCCCAATAACACGAAAGGGAATATAATGGCAAAGAAACATACCGATGCTGTCGATAGCGAAATACCAAGGGGTAGAGCAATCCCGACCAATGAACTCAGCATGACGAAAGATCCGATTGAGCGGGTATCCGAGAATGATCATGTCAAAGAGGCTCAACTCGCGGCTTTCATGGAAGAAATTTTAACCATTTACGTTCATGAGAGCGACAAAGAGGGAGCGCTTGACACTATTTGTCCGTCTGTCAATAAAGACATGCAGCCCATCATCCGGGGAAAGGAAACCAACGTCAGGCGCAAATTTGTTGAGGTGCTGGCGAGAAGTCGTACCACAGCATATAAACAAGATATTCCTGAAAATATGGCCGCACGTTCCAAAGCGAGACTCGTTGAAAAAACAGTTATGACCTATCCGTTTTCAGTGCTTCATGATCCCAACCCGGTTGGCAGGGCGTGGCTGAAAGCTATCCTGGCTCAACGAGTATAGGAGAACAGTATGAATTTTATCGCTCTATGTCAGCGGTTACGTCAAGAAGCAGGCATCGCCGGGACAGGGCCGTCGGCTGTTTCTGGGATAACTGGAGAAATGGGTCGTGTTGTTGATTGGATCAAGTCAGCCTATGAAGATATTCAACTCGAACACCCCGATTGGAATTTTCTCAGAAATGATTTCAGTATTCCCGGCGTGATCACTGACAATGAGTTTACCTATTCAGATGCTTCCATTACTGATTTCGGGACATGGCGTAAAAATTCGTTTCGAGTATACCTGACCGCAACCGGAACCTCAAATGAAACCCATTTAACATTTATTGATTGGGGGGATTACCGGGATATGCTGGACTATGGTTCTGGTAGAACTCGGACAGGCCGACCGACTTATATTTCTATCAAACCGGATGAGTCTCTCATTATTAACCCGATTCTTGATGGGTCTTATACCATTGTTGGAGAATATTATAAAACTCCGGACGTGTTTTCTCTTGCGGCTGATGATCCTATCTTCGATTTAAAATACCACATGGCGATTGTTTACCGGGCGTTGATGTCATTCGGGGTTTATTCTGCAGAGCCCGATAAGTACGCTCATGGGGAAAAGGAGTATAAGAAAATTCTCCGTAAAATGTGGATGCGAGAAAAGCCTGTTATGGGTTGGGGGAGGCCGCTTGTTTAGGTTGCCACGGGTTCAAAAAGAGTTTGATTATGTCAGCTTTAAAGGGGGGCAGGACATGGTTACCCCTGCCATTGAAAAACCCTCCGGCGTAGTGATTGAATCTTTAAATTGTGAGCATGGAATTTATTCAGGCTATCAAACATTTTCAGGGTATGAACGATTTGACGGGCATTCGAAACCCCATAGGGCAGGATATTCTCTTCTTTATGTGGATAGCGTGGCTGGGCTTAGTGTTGATGATACGGTCACAGGGGTGACATCTGGCGCTTCAGGTGTTATTGTCGCTCTTGCCACAACCTACGCTGTTTTAACGAAAGTCTCAGGTACGTTTCAAGCAGAGGTTATCAATGTTCTCGGTGTTGCTGCTGGGAGTTCAACCGGAGCCGATCATCCTTCGGGAGCCACAATATCGAAACTGAATGCTCAATATCTTAATGCTTCTGCTGATGAGTATCGGTTAGACATTGCAGCTGTCCCGGGATCTGGTTTTGTTCTCGGGGTTTATAAATATCGTAATACTGTTTACGCATTCCGAAACAACGCAGGGAGAACAGGCGTTGGGATGTATAAAGAGACCCCGTCTGGATGGGCGGCAGTATCGCTCGGGTATGAATTATCGTTTACATTAGGTGGGGCTGTTGATGCTACGGCGGCTGCGGCGCTTGCGGAAGGAGATAAAGTATACGGAGGGACTTCCACAGCCTACGCGACAGTCACAAGGGTTGTTGTCGAGTCGGGAAGTTTTAGCGGAGGGGATGCAGCTGGTCGGTTAATCTTCGCATCACAGACCGGGACGTTTCAAGCAGAACAACTCTTGTTGGGTCCGGGGTATACCTTCGGTACAATTTCAGCAGACAGCAGTGCAATTACCATGTCAGGTATAGACGGGAAATTCAAATTTTATGAGACGAGTTTCACCGGAGCGGCAGACAACATGAGGCTGTATGGCGCTGATGGGCAAAACAGGGGCTGGGAATTTGACGGGACTGTATTTGTTCCTATTAATACAGGTATGACCGACGACACCCCAAATGATGTTTACGGTCACGCATACCATCTTGTTTTTGCGTTCAAGGGTTCTTTTCAGCATTCATCCACAGGCCTTCCATACGAATGGGAGCCGTTAACTGGTGCAGGTGAAATAGGCCTTGGGGATACCATCACAGGCTTCCAGGTTCAGGCAGGAGCGGAAACGAGCGGGGCTCTTGCGATTTATACCAGAAATAAAACTTATATTCTTTATGGAACAGGTTCGTCAGATTGGCAACTTGCAAATCTTCAGACAGATACTGGAGCTATCCCGGGGTCCATCCAACAAATTGGAAAAACTCTTGTCCTGGATGATGTCGGGGTCACAACTCTCTCAACGACTCAGGCATACGGCAACTTTTCAAGTGCAGGGATCAGTACGCTTATACAGCCAATTCTTGGACTTAAAAAGGGTTTGGACGTAACATCGTGCATCGTTCGTAAAAAGAATCAATACAGGCTTTTTTTTTCAGATGGTACTGGGCTTTGTTTTACAATAACGGATGGGAAAGTAAAAGGGATATTCCCGTTAAGATTTGTTGACCCGGTGATTTGTTGCCATTCCCTGGAAACCGACGCGATGGAAGAAGAGATATATTTCGGATCAAGAGACGGGTATGTCTATCAAATGGATGTCGGGACAAGTTTTGACGGGGATGATATCGATTACCATTTTCACATGGCGTTTAACCATATGAACAAACCCTACACTGTTAAAAAGTACCGCAGGGCAGAGCTTGAAATGTTCTGCAATGGGTATGCTGAATTTTATTTCGGATATAAATTAGGCGAAGGATCGTTGGAGATATCTCAACCAACTGATGTTTCACAGCCTACCAATATAACGTCTAACGTGGGTTTTTCCCCCGATCTTTGGGATGATTTTACATGGGATGATTTTGTATGGGATGGGTACGCAATAACTGATGAAGCCGGGTGGGATCTTGATGATTATTGGGAATCCTTTGCCTGGGATGGGTTCGGACTTGAACCTGGAAGTCAGGATATTATGGGGAATGCAACGAGTATTTCGTTACGTTTAAAAGGATCCTCAGACTACTTCAACCCCATTACGTTTAGCGGATGTCTTTTTGAATATACTTCGACGAGGTTTAAAAGATGATAAAAAAAACAGCCCTTATCTTGTTACTCCCTGCCTTTGTTTGGGCGAATGATTTCTATAGTCCTTCTGGAAATCCAGTGGAAAATTCAAGAGCTACATCGTCTATTATTCGAGCTGAGTTTAACCTTATCGAGGACGGGTTTGATGATGTTGAAACAGACGTTGATTCTAAACTCCCTAACACCACAAAATTAGATGACCTTCAGTCTCCAGATGATAACACGGACCTTGACGCTTCAACTTCAACCCACGGCCTGCTGCCTAAACTTGGGGGAGGGGTTATTAATTTTTTCAGAGCCGATGGATCTTATGCCGATCCGGATCAGACGGGCGCTGAGATCAAAGCGGCTTACGAAGGTGAGTCAGACACAAATGCTTACACGGACGATGAAAAAGTAAAGCTTGGTGCTATCGTTACAGGGGGAGGGGAAGAATCAGGCCATATTCATGATAACCGATATTATACCGAGACAGAAATTGACACAATAGACGGGGATGCTTTTCATGTCAACGAATCAAGCGAGATAGACGGGCTCTCAAGCAAAGCCGTTCCGATTGGTGCCGACATGATCGTGATTGAAGATTCTGCAGACAGCAACGCTAAGAAAAAAGTGTTGTTAATAAATCTTCCTGCTAGTTCAGGCACAGACTCAGGCGCTGTTCATGTTGATACAGCCTCAGAAATTTCAACTCTTTCCGAAAAAGTGACTCCGGTTGATGCGGATCTTTTAATTATTGAAGACTCCGAGGCTGCAAATATTAAAAAGAAAATACAGATAAGCAGCATAACTCCATCTGGGATTGTCCAAGAGGCCGACTACAACGCCCACACAATCCTACAAGCCACAACAGATGATACCCCAGTGGCAATAACAGTATCTGAACAAACAGTCGTCGGCAGAATAACATCCGGTAACATAAAAGCTCTAAGCGTCGCCGAACTTCAG